TTGAAGGTTTTTACGTCAGATTCTTTTGGGATTGGCTTGCGTTTATTTCTGGAGCGTTTCGTTGGAAGGTATTTGCAGTTTTCGCAGATGATGTCGGTGATACTTCGTCGCTGTCGTCTCATTCGTACCTCCTGTCGGTAAATCTGACACCCTGACCAATAGCCCATGCTGTCGTGTACTCAATTAGACTTGCCATACGCTTCACACTCATCTGCGCGCTGCTTTCGCGAATGTTGACGTATTCGCCTTCAAGGCCGGGCAAAACATCAGCTTCCTGTTTTGTTGCCACTGCATGACCGCTGATCAACAAAACCTTCCATTGTTCTGGTTTTAGCCATTTATCGCACCATTGAACCTGACGAGCGATATCCGCCAGCATCGCGTGAAATTTTGCGTTCTGGTCAAGGTTGCGCTTGTAGTCAGTAATGCGGATGGTGACTGGCTTGTCTTTATCGAGTGGTGTTGCGAGGATGGCGTTGATTGCGGCTTGCTGTTGTTGCTTAGTTCGGAGGAAGATTGTTTGCTTCATCGTCACTCCTTCACTTTGACTCCAGCAGCGCGAATCCGTCCTTCGCATTCACTAATTGCGTCGTTATAACCAAATGTGACCCCATCCTCGAAATCGGTAGAAAATGCCTCACGCTCTCTTTTTCCAGGACACTCAATCTCGATAGCTGCTCGCGATGCCTGCCACGCTTGCCAATACATCTCAACCATATTGGCGTATATTTTATTTTTAGGATCACATCCGGTGTAATTTTCAAACCATTCTTCAAACTGCTTTCTTGATTCGTCCATATCAATCCCCGTTAGTCGTTTCACTCACGAATCTGACAAAACCAGCCATGTTAATTTGCATGAGTTTTTTCAATACTTTGTCTCGTCGGCTACGTTTTGGTTTTGGCCTGTGGTTGAATCTTTCACAAACTGGAAGGCTTGATGATTTCCAGTACCTATTACGCCTTGCTCCATCTTCCGCCATATCGGCATGAATAAGGTCTGCGAGTGTGCTCATATTCACCTCTCCAGTTACATTGGTTTTGTAATGTTGCTAGTCATCTTACGAATAAAAAGATGCGTACGTAGCTTTGCTTCCCACATGTAAATCTCCTCAAGGCGAGATAAATCTACGAATACCGGACCTTTGTAATCTGGTCTTGATGCCCTTATGTATGAGCTAATAGTTTGTGCATCTTGCTCGTCAAGATTCATGACTTCCCTCTCCCCCAAATAAAAAGGCCTGCGATTACCAGCAGGCCTGTTACAAGCTCACTGATGTAGATGGTCATCAGAATCCTCCTTTCTTCTTGGACTGCGGTTCCTCGCGTTCACGGCGGCGCATTTCAGCAGACTGTTGGTCTGTGTCATAAATAGCGCCATTTGCCTGTATGCAATACACCGTGCCGGTATTGCCATGACGATTGAGGCGAAGGATTAGTTCGGTTTCACCAGGAGGAACGCTGTCATCAAAAGCACCTTCCCGATGGATCCCAACCCAATAATCGCAATCCTGTTCAATCTGCCCTGTATCTCGCGAGTCACTTGGTAATGGGCGTTTATTGGTTCGGCTTTCCAATGCGCGGTTAAGCTGCGTCAGAAGCACAACAACGCAATCAAGCTCTTTGGCAAGGTTCTTCAGTCCTTTGGTGATCATGCCGTAAGCAAGGTCGTTGCGATCGGCCTTTTCAGCGGTCATTAGTGTCAGGTAATCGACCAGAATCATGCCAACACATCCTTTTTCTCGCTTGATTCGACGGCTTTCGCTGACGATTTGAGCCAGAGATAATCCCGGCGTGTCGTCGATGTAAAGCATGTCGATTTCACTCAAGCGATTGGCTGTTTCGATCGCCCTGTTGAAGTCACCATCGTAATCACCCTGATAGCCGTCATCAGCGTCATTTGTCGCCGGAAGGTAAAAAATATTCGGGTTAACACCTGACTTCTGCCCTACCAGTTTTTCCAGTATCTGGTCACCTGGCATTTCAAGGCTGAACATCAGAGCAGGCTTTTTCTCATGCACTGCACAGTTGATTGCCATCTGGCTGTATAGCGTCGTTTTCCCCATCTTAGGGCGAGCGCCAATGACAAACAGAGAGCCTTTCACCAGACCTTTCGGTGACAGCATCCTGTCCAGCGATGGGATCCCCGTGCTCATTCCTCGTTGTTCGCCTGACGGGTCAAATCGCTTCTCAAGGTCGCTAACCCAGTCTTCCATGACCTCACCAAATGAGCGAAGGCCGCGACGCGATCCGGTTTTTGCATGGTCTGTCAGTTGCGTGAAAATCGCCTGAATAGCTTCGTACTTCTGCGTTGCAGTCATTCCGTTGCGGGAATAGAGCAATTCCGTCGCTTCAGTCATGCGGTTTATGGCGTAGCGTTCCATTGCGGTTTCACGAACCTGCATTGCATAGGCAACGATGTTTGCTGCGCTTGGCGTGTTTTTTGCGATCTCAGCGATATAAGCAAAACCGCCAACAGACGCCGTTAACGATTTACGCTCCAGTTCATCGAAAAGCGTCAGGCCATCTACTGGCTTTTGCTCCCGGTGCATTCTGGTTATTTCTTCGAAAAGGATTTTGTGTGGTCGGCCGTAAAATGAATCAGGCTTCAGCATCGCCAGAACTTTCTGGACGCGCTCACTGCTGTCATCATCCAGAAGCAATCCACCAATCACCGCCTGCTCTGCCTCGATGCTATGGGGCGGCGCATAAAAATTATCGGTCATCGTGTTCACCCTCACGAACTTTCAGGTAGGTATTGTCGTTAAGCAGGAAATCAAATCCCTTTTTGTGCCAGACGGTTCCGCGTTGATGGTTTGGGCGCTCTTCGAACATCCATCGGCAATTTTCGCCTACGTAGCTCAAATAATTTCTCCAGTCCTGCATCGTGAACCCATGCCCGTCAAGCTGGCGGGTTATCACTCCGGCTTTGCGCCAGAACGTTCGGATCTGGTTTTTACGCTTGTCATTCAGTGCGCGGATTCTTGGCGCTTCAGGAAGGATTTCGTGGTAAGCATCGACAACATCCTGACAGCTAACGGAAGGTTTTTTCTTGTCAGACTTTTTGTCTGCTGTGGCACTCTCTAATACGTCAGTATTAGAGATAATATTATTATATTCTTTATCTGTGGTAATTTGCTGGTAATCTGCTGGTACAGTATTGCTTGCAGGCATTGGTATTGCTGGCTTTGAGGTGGTAATTTGCTGGTAATCTGCTGGTACAAAATTTGACTGATAATCGTCATATTTCTCTACCGAGAAAACTGAGAATTTACCGTGTGAAACCCAGTCAATCATGCCGAGTTTTTTGAACTTTCTAAGCAGGTACTGAACGCGATCTGGTTTGAGTCCTGTTTCAAACGCCAGAGAGTTTCTACCGCCAAGTAGCTTCCCTCTGCCTACCAGAATTTCTCCTGCGTCAGTCATTACATACTCAGGCGTATGCTTTGCTTTGAGGATTAAGTGAACCCACAGATGCGCTGCTTCTGCGTCCTTGTAAAACGGCACATCCATAATTTTACGGTGCAGCAAGGCATACCCCTTACCGCTGCTTTGATGCGGTTGTTGTAGCCTTCTGGCCTCTCTGGCTTCGGCTAGATTAGATATGTTACTCATGACCTTTCTCCTTCTGCATCAGCTTCACCTTTTCCAACTCAGCCCGAAATCGACCAGGCTGCTTGAAGCTGGACAGGAAGCGATCACGTAGTATGTGTTTGTGAATTTTGTCCTGGTAAGGACTGAGTTGTTTTGTCATAATTACTCCTGTGGATTGATCCAGTAATTACCTCAGAATTGCATATCAATTTGCTCAGAATCCTCGGTGGCAGCCGGGGATTTTTTCTTTGTGAGTCCATCAAGCGCATACTTAAAAGCCCTGCTAATCGGACTGATGTCTGATGCCATTCCGAAAGCACACAGAACCGAAGCAATAAATCTCCAGTCCGTTCTGCTTATCTTCGATTCATGACAGCCAATCATCTTTGCCAGACCGCGCTGGGTAAGCGTTGACAGGTTGATGAGTAAATCAGTTTCAGCGCGATCAATTTCTCGCTGTGTTGGCTTGCTGTAGCTTGCTTGTGCCATTTGTTAATTTTCCTATATTGATATTGAGTTATAGCGGCACACCCAATGGATTTGCCGCTGATGTTTGCTCACCCGGTTAGAGGTGAAAGGCCAGAACTGTTAAAGAGCAATTTGCTTATGCCGCTTGGCGGTAAGCACTTTCTTGATACTTCAGGGCGCCAGCTGTAACGATTTCCAATCGATAGGCGTCTTTCTCTGGGATAACTTCTTTCCACTGAGAGACTGCTGCATCGCTAATGCCTAGTGCTTTAGCAACAGCACGCTGGGTTCCGAAGTGGTCAATAACATCTTTTTTGTACATAGACTCGCTCCGAAATTAAAGAACACTTAAATTATCCACCAAAGGAATCTTAAGTCAAGTTTATTTAAGATGTCTTAACTATGAATACACAACTGATGGGTGAGCGTATTCGCGCTCGCAGAAAAGAACTCAAGATTAGGCAGGCTGCCCTTGGCAAGATGGTTGGCGTGTCTAATGTTGCTATTTCCCAATGGGAGCGATCTGAAACTGAGCCCAATGGCGAAAACCTATTGGCCTTAGCCAAGGCTTTGCAGTGCTCCCCTGATTACCTGTTGAAAGGAGAGGATAGTCTTTCAAACATTGCCTATCACAGCAGGCATGATCCAAGAGGTTCGTATCCTCTAATTAGTTGGGTAAGCGCAGGATGTTGGATGGAAGCTGTAGAGCCATATCATAGGCGTGCAATAGATAACTGGTACGACACAACGGTAGATTGTTCTGAAGACTCTTTTTGGCTCGACGTTAAAGGCGATTCAATGACTGCCCCGGCAGGACTGAGTATTCCTGAGGGGATGATTATTCTCGTCGACCCAGAAGTCGAACCACGTAATGGAAAGCTGGTAGTCGCCAAACTTGAAGGAGAAAACGAGGCGACATTCAAAAAGTTAGTTATTGATGCCGGTAGAAAATTCCTGAAACCACTCAATCCACAATACCCAATGATTGAAATCAATGGGAACTGTAAAATCATTGGCGTTGTCGTTGATGCCAAGCTAGCAAACCTTCCTTAAGGGGCTTTCGCCCCTTTTTTATTTCCCGTTAAAAATCAAAGACAAACTAAATTCACGCCCATAAAATTAAGTTTTCTTCAAAAATGCACTTGACCAATAAATTAAGAAGTCTTAAATTTAAGCCATCAGCAGGACGCTGGAAGCCAAACGGAACAGATTGGCAGGCTCTTTAACATCAACGGACTCTCAACCTAACCGTTGAGACCAGAACTTGAGTGGTTTTGGGGATGGCGCGAATTGCAGCTGCAAGACAGCGATCGAGAAGATAAGCACCTCGACGCGTCATGCGCCAAAGCCACTTAAAGGAGACCATCATGGTAACCATTGTCTGGAAAGAATCCAAAGGTACGGCAAAAAGCCGCTACAAAGCTCGCAGAGCAGAACTTATTGCCGAGCGACGCAGTAATGAAGCACTAGCGCGAAAAATTGCGCTAAAGCTCTCTGGTTGCGTCAGAGCAGACAAAGCAGCTTCACTAGGAAGCCTTTGCTGCAAGAAGAAAGAAGAAGTCGTTCGAAAAAATAGAAGTATTTATTACAAGGATTCAAACCCATTAGGAAACAAAATACATGCAGTCCAAAAAATAAAATTGTACAGTAAACTACCGTACGGTGCTTATTGAGTATGCTTATGGTGAAAAAGACTATTTATGTTAATCCTGACCGCGGACAAAACAGAAAAGTATCTGATAGAGGTCTTACATCTCGAGACAGGAGGAGAATAGCGAGATGGGAAAAGAGGATAGCATATGCATTAAAAAACGGTGTAACACCTGGATTTAATGCTATAGATGACGGTCCTGAATATAAGATTAATGAAGACCCAATGGATAAAGTTGACAAAGCATTAGCAACACCATTTCCTCGCGATGTCGAAAAAATTGAAGATGAAAAATATGAGGATGTAATGCACAGAGTTGTTAATCATGCTCACCAACGAAATCCAAATAAAAAATGGTCATAGCCCACTTCGGTGGGTTTTTTATTGTCTGAACTAACCGAATTTATTACAGCAAGCCACGCAGTGAAATGGGTGTGACTTGTGTTGGTCGCCAGAAAATGAAATTAGGCAGCAAACCACTTATTTGAGGTGAGATATGGAAGAACAAGCAAACAAGATTCTCGTAGAACTACTGCAAAAAGCCAGTAATGGAATAGACGCGGCTGTTTCATTTAGCCAGGCACAGATTCCTGATGTCATCCATCAGCTTTTGATGTGGCACGCCGTATCATCAGCTGGAATTCAGGCTATCTGTGTATTGGTGATTATAGCGTGTGTTTATCTGATGATTTTTGCATTGAATAAAGGAGATGATGAAGATATTGTTCTTTTATCACTACTTGTCACATCAGGAATAGCGATTACTTCTATTGTTGTTTTCTTCAATTATTTCGACTGACTGAAAATTTGGCTTGCTCCAAAACTTTACCTTATCGAATATGCAGCATCATTGGTTAAGTAATTTCAGGCCGCATAGTCGGCCTTTATTTTTGGCAC